TGCCCTTGGAACTTGCTTAATGCACCTCCCAAGTTGGTAACGTGTTCGCTTGTCTCTGCCCAATCATCATAGATGGGCGTCTCTACTGTGTTTTCCTCGCTCATGTTTTCTCTTTCTCTTTGTCGTCGGGGTTCATTCCCCTCAGAATCTTGAAGAATGTTGAAGCGTCCATTGTAACGAGCCAAGGGCTACGCGATCTCTTATGCGCGACCACTGCTGGCTTGCCGTTGCAATCATTCTCAGCCTGTTTCATTGCATCGTGTATGTTCAACTTCTCCACAAATTTTACTTCAAAGTGGTAGGGTAGATTGGTTATTACATCGGGTGCTTCCTGACCACCGGCCATTCTCCCTGCGTTTTGGCATCCTCGTATTGCTTCGTAACCTTCAGAGCGTAGTACATCCCTCCATAATCTCTCGCCTCTGGCCCCCTTCTGTCGGCTATTCATCACTGACCTCTGCAATGTGGATCAACTCCTCGACAACCTGAGTCTTTGTCTTTGCTGTGGTCTTTGCCAGTTCCTCTAGCCTCTTGATAGTCTCAGGGGCGAGCCTAAAGGTACGCATAACTTTACCGTCCTTAGCTTTTTTTGCACTCATCGTATTCCTGCCTCCTTGTTATTTGTGTGCGTAAGCGATCCACCTCCAAGGTCAAATCTGAAACCTTTTTTCTTAGGCGTTCTACTTCTTTAACCCCATCAAGGAACTCCGTGACCTTCTCTGGGTAATCGTAAATGGTTAGCGTGACTTTCGCCCTCTCCTCTACTGGTGGATTAACTAACATATTAGTCCTCTCTTTCCGTCTCTGGTTTAAGTGTCTTACCAATGAAAGGATGCCGAGTTACCTTCCGGTAAACATACATCCTCATGTGTTCCTCTACCTCGTCCATGAAAGCGGCTGACACAATGGTGAACTTACCTTTCTTGTACCGTGCGCTGATGTCCAAGGAGTATTCTTTTAGTGCTGCTCTGTTTACTAGCTTCTTAGATGCCATGATTTTCCTTTCTTAAAGGTGGCGGGGGTAGCAGAGGTCTGAGTAGGTTTATCTCCGGACTTACTACTGAGCCGATTTCACATGAAGCGTGTTACTAACGTGGGACAAAACAAGAAAAACCACGTCTCGCTGAGATGGTATCATTAGACCACCGACCACGCATCAATCGTCAGCACCCGCCGTTTAATTATCACTTGCGTATTTACAAGTCAATAATTATTTATTGGTTTGATTTTCGTAGGTGTGATTCAATCACCATTGCGTTCCTTATCGTGGACTTGGGGCACTTGGTTATGTCACCCTTGTACTTATCGAAGTACGTCTTGTGCCCTAGGTTCCAGATACACCATAGCTCAGACACCATAGGCTCTCGCTTCATGCGTCTGATGAAACGGCCTCTGATGATCTCAAGCATATCGTGTGCGTACACCCTAGATACATTCTCTTTCCATGCGAAGTCGTAGGAATATGTAAGCAGCTTATGCTTGGCTCGGTATTGGTTCACATCTTTCCACGCGATTGACCAGAATTGCCATTGGCCTCTAGCCATCCCGTTGTCTCCGGTGACGTTGCGCCCTCCGGATTCTACCTGTCTTATTGCCTCAACTAGCTCCCAAGATACATTGCTCTGGGCGTTGAGGGAGACACTAAGCAGTGCCAGTAGTATTAGTTTCTTCATAGTCTATTATTATTTGATCTCTTATTGCTTCGGCTATGTCACTGAACGATCCAGCTTTGGGGCTTGGGGAAGCCTCCGCATAATCGTCGTTAGCTTTGGACGCACAAATGTCTCGTCCTCCGATGTGTAGCACTATATCCATTCCGGCATCGCGGTTCAGAATGTAATCTTCTCCGGTAGCTCCAGCCCATTCGCATACCTTTTCTGGAAGGTAAGAGCTTTCACCCTCAAGATGGAGTCCCCCTCCCACATCCGACCACTTCCTGCCGGTGTCTTTTGCGTAGAGATCACACAGCACCCCCAAGCAGCAGAACTTTCCGCTTGCAGTTCGTAGTGCCCCGTGTCCCTGTTCGTACTCTCCTGAATCTAGGGCGTCTGCCCATCTTTTAGCGATTTCTTCTTTCATTTCCTTTTACCTTTCTTATCACATTTCATTTTCATTGATTGAACATAAAACCATAAGTCAATGATCTCATCTTCAATGTCTTTAAACATTACCCTCTCATCCAGATTACCAGCGTGTTCTTTCTGACCGGCATCGAACTTTGCCTTGGCCCTGTAATTGAATAGGTCTATTGACTGATCTCTTATTTGCTCCGGTGTCCTGCTCATTTTCTTTTCCTCCCTTTCTTTCTCGGCCACTCGGCCTCTATGTGTTTCTCAAGTGTCGCCTTTAATTCAACGGCTAACTCCTGACTATCAAATGGCCCCCAATCTCTTATGTTCGGAGGGCATTGTCCTTTTAATAACCTTGGCCCCACCCTGTTACCGCTCTCAGTAACAACGTAGAACACAAGCCAATCTGTTAACTCTCTTCCCATGAACTTCATCGGCTTTTCGACAATGGACAAAGGAAGAACCCAAGTAGTATGTTTCATAACTTTTAATTGATGGTTCAAGGTTGTTCCCTCATGCTGTATGGAGACTCCTCGCTGAAGTCTGTTCCTACACGGGGACATGAAAAGGGGGACGCACTGCTCTACCTCGGTGCGTCCCCCTATTTTTTAGTTACTGCTGATTGAGAACTCTTCTGACTTAGTTACGATTAGTTTGTTAACCTCTCGCGGTGTACCCAATCCACGGGTAATCTTAGGAGCCTCACAGTACAGCTTCATTGAAGCATCGGAAACCCTCGGAGTCTCGCAGAACTTCTGCAATGTAGAGAATGCTTCCTGTCCCTTCTGAGCAGTCTTTAGGTAGCCTGTGTCAGAGGTGTGTGTTAGATGCTGGGTAATGCAGTTAAACAGATCGCCAACCTTAGCCTTCAGGCCTTCGGGTGACGGCTTCTTCCACTGCCTACCTTCTATCTCTACGAATGAGAATCCGTGGTTCCTGTTGGTTTCCCATCCCTGCATTTCCGGTTGCCGATCTGAATCGTAACCGCGCCACAGGTAAGGGCGACTCCAGAGGTGGTTGATTTCCTCTCTGTCTTTCTTCATGAAGTTGAGGTTCTTAATTATGTTTAGACCCTCATGCCATGTCACATCAGTTTCATTTACGTCAGTGAACAGATTGCCATACTGATTCATCCCATCCTCAAAAGCCTCAAGGGACTTGTCGATTCTGGATACAATCATCTGTATGTCTATGTTCTTTGTGTGCTTGAACTTGGTTGACATAACACTTCTGTCCATAACCCAGCCATTCATGCAAGCGATACGTTTCAGCGAGGTGTCAGATGGTATTGCCCATCCTCCATCGTGGCTGGATCGCATACGGAATGTCATTCCAAGCACATCGCCGGTTACATACTCAGTCTTATTGAACATGGGTAGATACCATTCCATAGCAACTCTACCGCCCATCTCGCCCGTTGTACCGGACGGAAGGAGGATCGAGTTGAACTGGATTTGCTCCAAGTCTGCTCCACACTTAATGGCCAGTGCATTGTCTACCGCATCCTTTATGTCTGGATACTGTACCATGCCGTAGTTTTCGCTGTTGATCCCCAAACAGGTATCCGTTCCCTCTACGTAGATGCCTACGCGCCGTGGGATTTCATGCCCGTTCGGTGTGTGGATGCTGCGCTTCTCTACCTTGATGTTGTACGCATCAGGGCCATTGGTTTCATTGTCTCTCATTTTTCCTTTCGAGTAACTAGGTTACTGGCCTAGCAACTGCATACCGCTCACGACTAGCCCTGCAGTATAAACGACTAGCCATGAACGGTGGTGCAGTAGCCAAACAGGGCTACCGTTTAACTTTCCAAAGCCTCCACCCGTCGAAATCGGGAAGCCTTCTGGTTGCTAACTTATATTCATGGCCCCTTGAGTGAAGGTATAGCATTGCCCTGATATTGTGTATGCTGTCCTTTGGGTCATCTATATCTTCGTCCATTAAGACAAAGGAATCTCCGATGCTCATTGACTCAAAGGTTTTAGCTACCTCGTCTCTGATGGTTCCGGTTAGGTTCTTCTTTCTTTCCCTCGGAACCTTTATTCCACTTTCTATCTTAAACATTGTTTTCCTTTGGTTAGTTTTCTAGTTCCCTTAGCTTTTCTGTCGCTCCCTCGTCTATGAATGCCATAGTCTCGACGCCTCTATCAAAAACCTTAGCAGCCACATCCTTCTTCATGTATATGACCTCGCCAGTTCTGTAAGCATCTTCGGGATTCATCTTATCCGAATCTTTAAGATCAGATTTCTCGCTGTTCACGCAGACTAAGGCAACGAAGCCGTCATCCAGTTTCTCCTGAACTTCTGGGCAGAACCCATTGCCTGTTACGTTATGGTTGAATCCGGTCTTTGGGTTGTGCCCCTCAAGATCAATGACAGATTCCCCCGTTTTCCTGTTATAGCTTTTGGCTAACAGCAGTTGTCCGGTTTCATATTCCCTGCCCGTTACCAGACAGATTCGTTTCTCCATTGCAACGTGTGCATTCTTATTGTTCATTGCTTTCCTTTGGTTGTCTTTTTATTGCTATGTCCATAAGTACGCTAGGCATTGATTGATCTATGTACTTATTGAATTTGTCTGGGTCTACTGCTACCCAGTGCCTATCTGCCACGATCTCGTCGTATTTATCTGAACTCTTATCCCAGTGCCACTTGCCCTCCCACGCGTATCGCTCATCGAGAGTGTCGAAATCAGGCATCACATTTCTTGGCTGCACAAACTTAGCATTAAGCAGCAGCCATACAGCAGTATCCAGCCACGCCCTCTTCGAGAACTTCTCTGGGTCTATTGTGACCTGTGGTTCTTTAACGCTCCACGGAGCTTCACTGTAGTTCTCACATACCTGCTCTAGGTCTGATAGGCTTTCCATTTTAGTGTTTGCGTTCATGCCTATCACATTCTCTTTAAGCATATAGCCATTCAGTATGTCGCTAATGCAGAAGGACAAAGAGAATCCAACGTACTTCAGTTTCCAATCGTACATTCCTAGCATCTCTTCGTGTTCGCGCCTCGCCATATCAGCGAACTTCCTTCTTCGAGCCGCCCTATCATTTTCTTTTGCTTTCATGTTTTTCCTTTGGTTTGTTGTTTAGTTTGAAAATCCCCGCCGCCTGATTAGATTGCCAGTTATTTATATGAAAGGAGGTACTGGCTCAGGCGGGGGTGTAAGATTGTTTAAAGTTTCTAGCTAACGAATCCGTCTAACGTAAATGCAAGACCGTTCGCTAACTGTAATTGATTACGTTGTGATAGCTTCACTCGCATTAGTAATCATCAAAGCCCTAACGATTAGATTCTGACCACTATATATATATAATCTAATCTATTCTACTCTACTCTATTCTATTCTACTCTATTCTATAAAGAGAATATTGGAGATTACTGGAGAAAATTGGAGATTGAATTCTGATAGAGGTTTTCCAGACGTTCAACACGGGTTTCTAACTCCCTTCTCAGGGTCACGTTCATCCTAAAATCAGAACGCAGACTGTGGATAACCTGACGCATAGCCTCTTTATCACCGGCCATCCTGTCTATGGATTGTGCTAGGTAATCCCTGTTCCCCATGCTAGGGCACACAATGGTTTCATGATCCTTGCTCTCACATAAATTGCATTTCTTTGCTATCATCTTGATAAATCCTTTCAGTTAAATTTGGGCATAGAAAAAGGGGAGCTACCCATATCTAAATGGATAACTCCCCATGTCTCGGCAGTTAGTTACCGCTACTCACTATCTGAATCCGCAGATTTTTGCGAACGCTTCCACTCACGATAGAGTGAACGCAACTCATCTTTTGTCATTTCATCGCCGTCAATAGTGACCGACGTGGATTTAACCTCAGCCGGTTTGACCATCTTAGAGATGAAACTGCCCTTTGTCTGGCGTTGCATGACGGTACGGAATCCTTGCTTGACCATTTCTTCCACATTTGCAGCACACTGAGGTTCCAGATTCAACATCGAAACACCACGGTGAACAAAGTTGTGGAGATTGGATTTATCCTTAGCACTCCAACGCTTCTCACCGTTTTTGTTCCAACGCATAACGGGAACCTCCTTCCTCAACTCATAATCATAACGAGTTTCGTCGGTAGCTTCCTCCTCAGCAACCTTGCCATCCTTATCAGGAGTAACCTTGCGGTGTGCAAGATCAAGATTGGTGAGCATTTTCCTCCACGCTTGTGGCTGGAATACCGGCGGGGCAGCTATGATTTCAAGCATTTCATCAGTAGGATTTGTGAACGACTTCGGCACATTGACCATTTCACGGCCATCACGCCAGTTCAGAATCAGTTCACAAATATCCTTCGGGATAACAGTGTGATCCAACAGGCTTTCGATCTGGTCAACTTCCAATGACATCAGGCTGCCCTCATAAGTGGTGGCAATCCATTCGCCATCTTTGTTCCGATCGTCCCTAGTAGACAACTGAGCTTGATTCGCTTTCTCTGCGGTTTCTTTAGTTTTAGTAGGCATTACGCCCTCCTTTTCTACTGTTGTTACACGCTTCATGCGCGAATGGCCGTTGTGACCATCCAAGTGCCCCCGCAGATCGAGTTATTTATTCACAAACTAGAACGTAGCAATTCAGGTAATCCCTAAATGCTCCCTTGTTTTCCTTTAGCATTTTCTCGAACGATGCTCCGGTGATTCGGTCAAGGTCACTTTCGACCTGTTCCCTGTAACCAGCCGGAGCTTTCTTTGCGTGGTTGCAGCAGAACTCGACGGTCGCGGGAATTAGCCCTGTTTTGAACGCATCAAATAACGCGAGCTGTTCCCGTTGCGCCTGTTCCTGTTTCGCTTGCTTTGCCACCTCAGCTTTGGATTTCTCCTGCACCTTGGTGGCCTGTTGCTCGACTGTGGGGGTTTCAATCTGTAATATTGTTTGGCTCATAATGATTTACCTTTCGGGTTATTAGTTATGATCCGCAGGGACACTTGGATGGCCACCGGCGGCATCAAGGCAATGGGTTATGACTTCCCCACACCTTGCCGCCCGTGACCGCTCGCCCGTTACGGCAAGCACCTCCTAAGAGGCAATCCGGTTTACAACAATAGTTTTTCACGGAAACCAACGTGCCGCTCGACTTCGGAAAGGTTCAGGATCGAACCCATAATGCCGAGAGAATCCCCGCCAGTTTGTTGACCAGCTGGATTCGCGGTTGACAGCCGCTCTCTGTAATAGTATGTACGGAGTCAAAAAAAATAACTGAAAAATGCCAAAGATTGCCCAACCAACCAAAATGCCACCGATTCCCGAGGCCTCAACCAACGCCTTAATCGAAGCAATCCGCGATGGACTAAGCCTGCCATCCGCCTGCAAATTTACGGAGCTTTCGCTGCCTCAGGTTGAGAAATGGATTCGTATTTACCCCGCACTCAAAATGGCTGTGGAGAAGGCTGGAGCCGACCATGAGCATCGAATGATCCAATTAGCCGAGAATCACGCCGCCAAGGATGGGAAACTAGCCATAGCCATCCTCGAACGCCGCCACTCGCAATGGAATAAGACTGAGAAGCAGGAAGTTAAGCAGTCAGCCACCGGCACAGTGTCGCCCGAGCTTCTGAAGGCCCTCACCGCCGCCCCCGAACGAGTGAAACCCCAGCGAAACTGACTACCCCCCTCCCCCCAAGTGGCCCCCCTATATAAATATACCCCCCTCAAATTATCGGAGTACCAAAAAAGTGCCCCTTAGATTAAAGAAACCCCTGAGAAGTGCGAAAGTTTCGGCCAAAGTGGCTGAGGAAATACGAGGAACCGTCACCAAAAAGGGGGATAAGAAGCTGAGTAAGGCTGCATTAGTGCAGAGAGCGGCCTATTTGGAGAACTTCCCTGAGATGTTTTTGGGCATGAAGCCGTATGCGTGGCAGAAACGCGTTCTAAGCGATCTTAATTTCAAGGAGAGTAAAGTGGCCATGAAGGCTGCAAACGGCTCAGGAAAGACCGCTGTGGTCGCAGCAAGCGCGGTTCTGTGGCACATGATGAGGTTCCCGCACAGTTTGACGATTACGACTGCTGGGGTATGGCGTCAGGTGGAGGATCAGTTATGGCCCAGCTTGCGTAAGTATGTTTCTAGGTTAGGCGATGGGTGGCGTGTGACTAGCAGTGAGATTGAGCATCAGAATGGTTCGAGGGCTATTGGGTTTAGTACGAATGATGCTGGTAAGTTTGAGGGTTGGCATAGGCAGGGGCCGAGCGACAACCTTATGATGATCGTGGATGAGGCCAAGACTGTGCCTGATGCTATTTACGAGGCTATTGCGCGGTGTCAGCCTAGTCGGTTGCTAGTGATGTCAAGTCCCGGCGGGCCGTCCGGTGCGTTCTACAAAGCCTTTACTAAGGAGGCGAGCTTTTGGGATACGCATAGTGTGACTGCATTTGATTGCCCGCATATACCGCAGAGTTGGATTGATGAGCAGACGGAGAAGTGGGGTATTGAGCATCCGTTGGTGCGTTCGATGATTTACGGTGAGTTCATGGACTTGGGTTCTGAGAACCTTGTGATTCCGTTTAACTCTGTGCAGTTCTGTTACAGCAACCCTCCGAGCAAGAAGAGTGGGGGGAAGATAGCCTTTTGCGACTTTGCTGCTGGTGGGGATGAGAACGTGCTGTGTGTACGGGAGGGCAACGAGGTATTACCCC